TTTCGACGGCGCAGGGAACCCCGCAGTTCGTCAAGACGCAACTTCAGCAGGTGTCGGGCGTTCAGGCGCGGCTGATTTCGTTCCGGCAGACTGGCGGCGGCTGGCAGGCCATCGTCGGCGGCGGCGATCCGTATTCCGTAGCGGGCGCCCTGTATTTGTCCATGCCGGACATCAACATCCTCCAGCCGGCCGCGACCGATGGCACCACGGAAACCGTGGCGATCTACGATTTCCCGGACACGTACAACGTCACGTTCGTGGTTCCCGCGCTCCAAACGGTGGGCCTGGGGATCACATGGAACACCATTGCGACCGCAAATTTCGTGGCGCCGGCCATCGTGACCGCAGCGGTTCAGCCCGCCATGGTGGCCTACATCAACAGCATCACGGTGGGCCAATCGATCAGCCTACTCCAGCTTCAGGACGCATTCATCACGGCGGTGTCGTCGTTCATCCCTGAGTCGGATATATCGAAACTGCAATTTGTGGTGACGATCAACGGGACCATTGTTTCCCCGGCAACTGGCAGCGTGCTTATTGCAGGTGACCCCGAAAGCTATTTCTTCACGGCAACTGCGGATATCGCAGTTAATCAGGGCTGATGCCGTGAGCGAGGTTACTGTCCAGCTTGGCAGCTTCGTCTATAGGCAATATTCCGACGATCCGAATATTGTCGCACTGAGCCAAGCATTCAACCAACTTAGCCAACAGAACCTCGACGATATCAACGGGTATCAACTCCCGATCTATCTCAACCAGTCCGGCGCGCTGCTTGACTGGTGCGCCACGTCGATCTACGGCATTCCAAGGCAGAACCTATCCTCCGGTGGCCCGCGCCCTGTGGGGCCGCTGAATACCGCTGCACTCAACACCGAGCCGCTGAATGGATTCGCCTCCGTCAATAGCTCACAAACCTATCTGACGACCGACCTGATTTATCAGCGGATCATTCAGTGGAATACGTTCAAGGGCGATGGATACCAATTCACGACGCGCTGGCTTAAACGCCGTGTTCAGCGATTCCTGACGGGTCAGATTTTTCCTGACCAGACGTATCAGGTGAGCGTCCAATTCGTCTCGGCTACCCACTGCGTGATCACAATAAATTCCTCAGTTCGATTCCTGACAGGCGGCGCGTTCTTCAACGCAAACGATTTCAACCAAGACGGCATGTCGCTGAATGAGGCGGATACGACGGCGGTTGTCTACACTGATACTACGCTGGCGCAGGCTTTTCGCGCGGCAGTGATTTCGAATGTCCTCCTGTTGCCATTCCAGTACCAATATACGGTGAACATCGCATGACCATTTTCGTATTCACCAACAACGCAAAATCGACCGTTGCGGCGCCAGTTGCTCCGGGCGACACGACGGTGATTCTGTTCACGGGCTCGGGGGTATTCTTCCCGGCGCCGGCTGCGGGGCAGGCATTCCCGCTGTCTCTGCTCGACCAGGCCACGGGGACGGTGCGTGAAATCATGTACTGCACGGCGCGCACGGGTGACGTGCTAACGGTGACGCGCGCCCAGGAGGGCACGTCGGCAGGCACCTGGGTCATCGGCGACTTTGCGAATCTGTTCATCACCAAGGGTGTCGCGGCGGCCTGGGCGCAGACGGCGGCCATCTCGCCCCAGGGTGGAACCACCTCCGCGCGCCCGACCGTTCCGACGCTGTATCAGACCTACTTCGATACCACGCTGGGCCTGCCGATCTTCTGCACCCAGGTTTCCACGCCCATTTGGGTCACTGCCTCAGGCGTTGCCGTATGACCACCCTTCTGTACAAGAACAACGCCGCCACGACGCTGCAAAGCGGCATCCCCGCGTCTTCGCTGACCTGCGTCCTGGCGGCCGGCACGGGCGCGCTGTTCCCGAATCCTACTTCGGGGCAGACGTTCTACATGACGTTTCTCGACGCCTCGACAAAGCTCATCAACGAGATTGTTCAGGTTACGGCGCGCTCTGGTGACGCGCTGACCATCGTTCGCGGACAGCAGGGCACCACGGCCCTAACGTGGGCGGCCGGTGACATTGCCACGCAACTTTGGACGATGGGCGACCCGAACAACTTCGTCCAGAACGATCAACTTCAGGCCGGGACGCTGCTGCATGCCGTGGGCACCGGCACGGTCAACAGCATCACGGCCACGCTGCCGTCCGGGTTGACGACCGTCCCGGATATGTTCGAGTTCATCGTGGAGGCGTCCGGCGCGAATACCGGAAACGTGACGCTGACCCTGACACTCGGCACGCTGGCGCAGACCGCGTACCCCATCCACAAGTTCGGCGGCTCGAACCTGAACGCGGGCGACATTCCCGCTGCCGGCTACCCGATCCAGTTGGTGTACTCGGCCACGCTGGGCGCCTACATCATGACGAACCCGGCGTCCGGGACGGCGGGCAGCATTTCGGGCGGCGCGGCGAATGACCTCCTGGTGCAGACCGCGCCAGGCACGACAGGGTTCATCACCGCGCCCACGGTGGCGGGCTCCGTGCTGACGTTCCTCAGCGGCGTGATTCAGTGGGTCACGTCGGCTGTGGTGAGTTTTGGGCCTGTGGGTTCGCCGCGTTCTGGTGCCGTGAATCCACAGGCGGGAGACTATACGGCAGCCATGGTTGGCGCGGTGCCTGCGGCCTCTCTACAGCCCCCGTACGTCCAATTGGCGAACCCTGGCTACATCGCGCTTCCGAATACCGCGCCCGGCAATGGCTACATCGTCCAGGGCGGAAGCGGAACGATTGGCTTCAACGTCGCCACCTCGATCACCTTCCCGAAGCAATTCCCGAACGGCTGTTCATCGGTCGTCGCATCGGGAAACAATCAATCGGCGGCCATTCGCGTGGACTCGATCACCCAATACGGCTTCGTCGTCCAGGGCGATATCTCCTACGTCTCGTGGATCGCCACGGGTTGGTAATATCCCCGATAATTCACAGAACATCCTGAGGGCACCATGACCGCTTCAAATCCCGCAAATCAGGTCGGAAACCCGGCCGCCGCGATTCCCGTCTATATCGTCGGCGCTGGCGCCGCCTCCGGGGCCGCGCCATTCACCGGCACCAAGACCACCACGACCGCAGCGGTTGAGCTTTCGGCGCAGGCGGTCACCAGCGGGGTGTTCTTCACCGCACCCTCGACCAATGCGGCGGCCATCGAAATCGGCCCCGTGGGCTTGACGACGGCCAACGGATATCGACTGGCGCCGGGTGCCACTTCGCCATCCATCCCCCTCTCGAACCTGAACCAGTTCTACCTGATCGGCGCGAACACGTCCGACGTGCTGACCTGGGTGGGAATCTGATCCATGAAAAAGCTCGCCCTACTTCTCGCCTTCGTCAGCGCGCTCGCTGGCGCACAGACGTTTCCCGTCAACAATCTGACGGTTTCCGGAACTTCATCGTTCACGGGAACCATGTCGGGCACGGGTGTCACGGCGCTGTTCTCTGCGCCGCCCACCATCGGTGGCACGACGGCAAACGCCGGATCGTTCACGAATTTGTCGGCGTCGGGAACGCTGTCGGCAGTCACCCTCAATCAAACATATTCGACACTGACCAATGGAACGGCTTCCTTGTCGGCGACGACAACGGCGCAAACACTGGATTCATTTCCAATTGCAACGTTTCGCGGCTGCAAATATATCGTCACGGTGACGCAAGGGACGAACTATCAAATGGCCGAACTGCTGTCGCTTAACGACGGTGCCAATACATTCTTGCAAACATATGCCATGACGTCATCGACCGGCTCTCAGTTTGCAACGTATTCGACAACGATCATGGGCGGCAATCTCGTTTTGTCCGTCACCTTTGCATCCGGCGCAACTGCCGGTTCCGCCAAATTCAGCGCTACGCGCATCGTTCTCTGAGGGTTTCAACATGACCGATACGAATGTAAGTTTTCAAGCGGCGCGATCCACCTTTGGTCAGTTGGGTGTCGTCGGTGGCGCGATTGACGCCACGACAGCGATCACAAATGCGATTGCCGCCATGCTTGCGCAGAATATCAAGAAAGCCGAATTGGACAACCCCGCAGGCTATACGATTTCCAACACGATCACTCAGCGCTTCTCGCAAACGATCGAAGGAAACGAGCAGGTCATCAATTGCACCGGCATTGCTCCAGGTGCCGGCACTCCGGCATGGATTGTCGCCTACGGAAATTGGTCAACCAACGTTGATCGTTTCCGCATGCGCAAACCCGTTAAGGACATGCTGTTTCAAGGTAACGCCGCGCCGACCGACGGTGTATGGACAGCCAATCTGTATGGGCTGCAATGCGAATCGTATCACATGGTCATCGACGGAATTACAGTCTCCGGTTTCGACAGGGGGTTTACGTGGGCGCCAACGACCGGCGACACAACAGGATGGCTCGCCTGGGAAAACAAACTGGATAACTGCGTTGCCACGTACAACCAATATGGTTGGTACGGGGATTTTTCGTCGTCGTCTGGTGCGTCAGGTGCCGGCATGACCGCTTTTCAATCGGTATTTGGCCACAACGATTATTCTCTCTACAACAACTTGGGTGAGGTTACCTGGATCGACGTCGCCAGTGATACCCCGCGACTGGCGCATATCAAAGACAACATCACCGGAACGGGCGGTGGAGAATTCGGTTTCTTCCATGCCCAGAACTGTCGTTTCGAGGCAGGAGGTACGACGGGAACGCCATGGATCACGAATTCCGGCACGATGCGTTTGAATAACTGTTTCATCACAGAACGCAACGTCGCCGGGACGACTTACAACGCGACTGCCGATGTGATTTTCACGACGAACGCAAACGGACATACCATCGTGGAAGGCGGCGATTGGCGTAGCAGTGATGGACGATACAAGGCAACCGGCGCCGGTTCGATTTCGCAACGCGGCGTCCGCCCGTTGACGGATCAATTACCCGTGTTGTTCAATGCTGCAAATAGCGGTATTTTGAACAACGATTTCACCGCCGCGAACGGGACGAACGGATGGGCGGTGACAACCGGGGCGGCGACGCTTACCAACGTCGCCGATGCCAACATGCTTTTGGCGGGGCGCGCGTTGAACATTACGCCGACCGTCTCGACTGTGGTTTCGAGTGCGCCGATTCCATTGGATACGAAGTATCAAGATTTCAATATCGCCATGCGCGGCGCGAACAACAACGCGTCGACCGATGTTAATTGGGTCGTGACCCAATACAACCAAACGGGTAATGCGGTTGCGACGGGCACCGCCCCCGTGATACCCCACGGGGGCGCTTACACCTATTTGGTCTACAAAGGCACGGTTGCTGCCGACGCGGCGTATGCAGTTATCACCATCAATTTCGCTGCGGGTCAAACTTCGATGGTGGCGGTGTCCGATTGGTATCGGACACAATGGTAGAAACTTAACTTCAAAGGAACGACAATGAACGGAATGGACATGACGGTCAACGCGATAATGAAAGCCACCGGCTTTGTCCGCGAAGATTGACCATGAACCCCCCTAGAATCGACAATGCGGGAACGCCCGCAGGGCCTCAACCGAAAAGAGTGATGCCCATCGATCCCAACAGCAAGGCCGTCAAAGAGGCCCTCAAAGAGGGGCTTCAGGAATGGCTGAACGACCAGATGGCTGAATTCGGCAAGTGGTCGCTTCGCACTCTGCTGGCCTTGTTCGTGGCCGGCATTGTGTGGCTGGCGCTTGTCTCCAGCGGCTGGAAACACCCATAGCAATTGAAAGGCCCGCCATGCGCACAACCGACGAACCGACCGAAACGAAGCCTTGGCAACCGCTCGGGGAGCGTGTTGTGCGCCAAGCGCCCAAGCCTGCGCCTGGCGCTCCGCCACCACGCGGCCCTTACGGCGTCATTGTTGGTGACGACGGAAAGCTCCGCACTACCAAGAATCCGAACCCATGACCGTTAACAGCCTTTCGTACAGCCTGGACGGCCAGCACCTGACACAAGGCTTCGAGTCGTGCCGGCTGACGGCCTATCCCGACTCCAAGGGGGTGCCAACGATTGCCTGGGGTCACACGGCAGGCGTGAATCTAGGGGATGCCTGCACCCAGGCCCAGGCGGATGCATGGCTGCTGGAGGACATCCAGACCGCCGTGGATGCCGTCAATCGGCTGGTGACCGTTCCGCTTCAGCAGCACCAGTTCGATGCACTCGTAGATTTCACGTTCAATGCTGGTCAGGGGAATTTCGCCAGTTCCACGATGCTGAAGATGCTCAACGCGGGCGACTTCATGGGTGCGGAACTTCAGTTCGCCCGCTGGGACATGGCGGGCGGCGCACACATTGCCGGCCTAGCGCGTCGTCGCGCTGCCGAGGCCGCCGAGTTTGGCGAGGATGAGGGCATTTAGGTGGCCGACGAGGTTCCGACTGGAATTGACCACTGGCCTACCTACTGGTGGCGCCCGGCCTGCGGATTCGCCTGCGCGATTACTTTCGTCGGCAATTACTTCGTTCTTCCTCTCCTGAAAATACCGCCCGCGACGATCCCAACGGATGCATGGATGGCGATTGGCGGTATCCTTGGGGTTGCATCGTTCTTTCGGGGCAAGGCGCAGGCCGACCCGAACGTGAACATCGATCAACGCGGCTAGGCCGCAGAAGGAATCCTCATGACTCTCGATCCCGCGCTCACCGTCGCCATCGTCGTCGCCGTCCTGGCGGTCGTCGTTTTCGCCATCCATCGCGCATTCCCGGCGCTGACGCTCAAGGGCGCTGTCGCTGACGCCAAGGCCGAAGTCGGCAAGGCGGAAACCGCGCTGTCGGCCGTTCAGTCGCGCCTCGACGCCTACACGCACGCCGAACTCGTCAAGCTGGCCGGCGCGATCATGGATCACTTGGCGGACACCTCGGCAGCAGAACAGCAGATCAAGGCTGGGCAGGCAACGATGGCAAGCCAAGCGCAACTGCTGGCCGCCGTGAAGGCTCGTGTTGCCGCTGCGACGATCAGCGCTGCCGTGTGATGTTCACGCGTCTGGAGCTTGAGGCTATCGCGGGGGTCATCCTCGTGATTGCCGCTTGCCTCGGGCTGCATTTCTACGACCAGAAGCAGCAGGCGCTCGGCGCGGCCAACAACATCGCTCAGCAGGCGACAAGGGCGCTTGCGGGCGAGCAGGCCGCGCGCTCGGAGTCCGAACGCCGCGTTATCGCCATCCAACAGAAGGCCGACCATGCTGAAATTGCCGCAAGTTCTGCGCGCGCTGATGCCGATGCCGCTCGGTCTTCTGATGATCGGCTGCGCCAGCGTCTCGCCGCCCTCAGTCGTGCAACCCCCGTCCATCCCGCCGCTTCCGATCCAGGCGCGCCAGCCACCGGCGCCGCTGATTTGTATGCCGACGTGCTCAGCCGGACTCTCGAAGCTGCTCGACTCATTGGCGCCTTTGCAGACGAGTCCAGTATTGCCGGCCAAGCCTGCCAACAGTCTTACAGCGAATTGAGCAATCAGGGCGAATCGCGTACCATCCCGCAATGAATAGAGGGGAATATCAGTGAATATCATCCAGAAGGCTCAGGCGCTTGCGGCGCGGCTTCGCAAGGCTGCTGCGGCTGCTGGCGAGAAAATCCATTCGGCTGCCGTCGTGGCGGTGGTCAGGATCACCAACGCCTTGTTTGGCGATATCGTCCTGGCGGTTGGTCGATACCATGCCGAATGCTTCGATTCGGACGGCAACCTGCTTTGGAGCACGCCGTGCCCGAATACCGTCGTCACGGTGGGCAAGAACTACCTTCTGGACAACGGCATGGCCGGCAGCGCCTACACGGCGGCCTTCTACATGGGCCTCATCACCTCGACCAGCTACAGCGCGATCAGCGCGTCCGACACGATGGCCTCGCATGCTGGATGGCTTGAGGGCGGCGGCGCGAATGCCCCGGCTTACTCGCAGACGACTCGACCGACTGCGGCATGGTCAGCCGCCTCTGCGGGCGTCAAGTCGCTGTCTTCGGCGCTCACGTTCTCGATCACGTCCAGCGGTACTCTGGAGGGCGCATTCCTGACGACGGTATCCACCAAGGACGGCACCACGGGCACGCTGTTCAGCGCCGGCCTGTTCACTGGTGGCACCCAGCCCGTAACCTCCGGGAACACCGTGAACGTGTCCTACAGCCTCACCCTCACCTGATCCGGAGAGCACATGCCCGCCATGTTCAAGAACGGCGCCCGCGTGCGCCAAGTCATCACCCCGATCACTGGCCCCATCGTCCGAAAGGACTTGATCGGCGACGATATCGTCTACTTCGTTCTGAACGAGGCCACCGGCCACGAAGTTCCGCTGCCTGAAGGCGCAATCGAACTTGTGCCTGACCCGACGCCTGAAGCGCCGGCCGCCTGATCTTTCGGCGCTCCACAATGACCCCGGGCGCGACCTAGAGCCGCACCGGGGTTTTTCACATTTGAAGCCATGGCACAGCAATTCGAAGATCGCGTAGCAGAGAGCACGACCACCACCGGGACGGGGAACATCACCCTGGGCGGCGCGCTGACGGGCTTCCGCGCCTTCGGATCGGTGTGTAGCGTAGGTGACGTGGCATGGTACGCCGTGTGGGCCGTGGATGGCTCTGGGAACCCCACAGGCGCCTACGAGGAAGGGCTCGGCACCTACAGCGCCACCAACACATGGACGCGAACGGCGATCCTGCGGTCATCGAACTCGAACGCGGCGATCAGCCTGACGGGGACGAGCTACATCGGCATCTCGCTGCTGGGCCTCAAGGTGCTCCAGGCGGACGTCAATGGTGCCGTCAGTATGCCGCTCGCCAGCGTTGCGCCGCCTTCTCCGTCCTCGAATCTTTCTCTCTACGCGCAGAACATTGCCGGACGAGGAATGGTCAACTGGGAGGGAATCGCCGGGCGGTGGCAGTCGTTGCAAGCTGCGCTTTTTGGCCCCTCTGTCGCGCTGTACCTCCCGAACACCGGAACCACAAACGGATTGAATTTTGGCATTCCGTGGGTGGCTGGCGGCACGGTGTCGCATCCGACGCCGGCTACCACTTCGCCGGCCGTCGTCAACCAGATGAAGCGCACGCGCTTGGCTAATGTCGCCACCACCACGAATCAGGTGCTTGGCGAAACGGCTATGGCCTCCGGGGTTCAGCAGTATTGGCGTGGGAATGCGTCCGGCCTGGGGGGATTCTTTTTCTTCTCCAGGTTTGTCGTCGATCTTTGGCCGGCCGCGACCGTTCGCGTCTTCGTGGGCCTGTCCGATCAGACGACTGCCGTCGTAGCGTCCGATACCCTGGCCGGAAATCTATGCGGGCTGCTGCACATCACGACTGACGCGGCCACGGTATTGAACTTCACCACGCGCGACGGCACGACGTCGAGCAATACCTCCATCACACTGACGGGCGCCATCACGGCGGGACAGGCATTCGATTTCTACATGTACGCGAAGCCGAATGATTCGACCATCTATTTCCGCCTGGACGATATCAATGCCGGTACGACGCTGATCGATTCGAGCAAGACGACAAATCTTCCGACCAATACGGCGTTCCTGGGGCCGCAGGTCACCATGTCCAATGGAACCGCCAATACGACAGTGACGACAACTGCCATCGGGATCGCGAAAATATATATTGAGTCAGACCGCTAGGGTCTTCATCAATGGCACTGACCTATACCAACTACGATTACGACACCACGTCGGGCTCTCCGCTGGTCAGCGGAACCATCAGCTACACCGCTGGGCAGCCGATCCTGGTTTTTGCGGGCGCACCCGCTACCGCGTTCAACCCGACGATCAGCGACACGGCCGGCCTCACCTGGTCTACGCTGTCAACCCAGACGGGCGCAACAGGAACCGTACAGACGCGGGTGTTCCTGGCTACCCCCGTTAGTTCCGGCAGCACGGTCATTAGTCTCGCGAACAGCGCATCCGCCGTTTCGGGGATGCGCGTCAAGACGCATACGGGCGCGGGAACGCCCATCGTCGTCGGCGGCGCGGGGCCGGGGACGCAGACGGCATATCTGATTTCGCAGCTGGTGAGCCCGACTTCGAACGGTTCGGCGCTGTACTTGTGGATAGCCTCGTCAGGTGCCGAGGCGGCTACACCCGCCACCCCGGGCAGCGGCTGCACGCAGATGGGGAGCAGCTACAACGCATTCAACAATGCGAACTGGGAACTCCTCCCGAGCACGAATCCGCTGACCAGCAATGCGGCGTTCACCCTTTCCACGACGACCGCAGGCGGCTACTCACAAGACCTTGCCTGGATTGCGATTGAGGCGCCCGCGCTCCCAACCGGCCCGACGATCACGGCGCAGCCGACGACGCAAACCGTCAATGCTGGCGCAACCGCGACATTTAGCGTCTCCGCAACCACCAGCGGCGGGACGCTGACCTACCAATGGCAGGACAACAGCGGCGGATCGTTCGCTAACATCACAGGCGCCACCAGTTCTAGCTACACGACGGCCAGCGCGACCTATGCAATGCAGGGGTGGCAACAGCAGTGCATTTGCACGGACTCGAATGGCAGCATCACATCCAGCATCGCAAGTCTGCTGGTGGCATATAACCTATCCGGGACTGGGATCAAGGTCACGTTTGGCGCGGGATATCCGAGCGGAACGGCTCCAGTGGGGCTATTCATCGGCCCCAGCAGCGGCGGAACATTCAATCTATCGATTTCGGAAACCAGCGCGACCGCCGACACCCCTTCGTCGGCAATGGTTGCTGCGCCGGCCGTCGCGGAGACGGCGGCCACTTCCGATGCCCCATCGGAGAGTTCTGTAGACGCCGTGTCGGTGGCTGAAACTTCGGCAACCTCCGATGCTCCATCCGAAGGCCTAACAGCCTCAGCGACCATTGCGGAAACTTCGGCAACTTCTGATGCCTCGACAGAGGCTCTATCGGCATCGCTGACTGTTGCGGAAACCGCCGCGACCTCGGACGCCCCGTCCGAGTCCATGTCGGCCCCGGCAACCATTGCTGAGTCTGTTGCAGCCACTGATGCGCCCGCTTCCGCATTGGTCACTCCCGCAGCCATTGCCGAGACTTCAGCCACGAGTGACGCACCATCCTCTAGCACAACGCAGGCGCCAGTTATCTCGGAAACCTCCGCAACAGCGGACACCCCCTCGGCGGCCATGAGCGCATCGGGATTGCTGGCGGATTCCGTGAGCACGTCCGATAGCCCCTCGGCGCTGGCCGGATTTTTCAGCGCCATAGCAGAAAGCATTGCGACGCTCGATCAGGCAACAGCATCGGCGATCATGGCAGCGATCATCGCAGAATCTGCTGCTATCGCCGATGGCGTCACGGAGGCGGCAATTAAGGCCGTATCGCTGGCTGAATCCATGTCATCGGCTGACTCCCCGTCACAGACCACGGGAACGCTGCTGACGATGGCGGAATCCGCTGCCACGGCGGATGCTCAATCTGCTGCCCGCATCGTCGCGGCATTGATTGCGGAGGCGATGCAGACGGCGGACGCCACGGGGGCAGCCGGAAACCTACTGGTCGGACTTAGTGAATCAAGTTCGGCGAATGACACCATTGCGGCATCGGCCGTACTGGCGGCCATTTTGCAGGAACTCGCCCAGGCGACCGATGCGCCGAACTCGATCCATAGTTTCAGCGCGGCAATCGTGGAATTTGCGGCGACCAATGACGAGACGGATTTCATCGTAATTGCCTACACGCTTCTGCGGGCGTTCATTTTCCCAGCCGATCCGCGCGTCTTCTCGTTCCCGTTCGAGACCAGGCTCTATACTTTCCCGTCCGATTCGCGGGCATACGCATTCCCCACCGATTCCCGAACCTACACGTTCCCCGATCCCAACTTCACAGGGGTATCCTGACATGCCATTCACCATTAGTTGCAACGGTGGGCGCCCGACGACCGTTCAAGGCCCGACGACTGACCTGGACTACTGCTGGGACTTGACCAACGTCATTGACGTCGGCGACACCATCCTGAGCGTGACCTGGCAAACGTCGCTCACCAGTCCGGGCGCAGGGCCGCTGGCTGGTGCTACGCTTACGACGGGGTCGATCATCAACACCGCGTCGCCAAAGTCGAATCTGGTCTACGGCTGGCTTTCGATCACCGACATGACGTTGATTGGAAAGACGGTGGCGGGAACCTGCTACTGGGTTACCGCCGATGGCCGTACGGATGAGCGAACGCTGTACTTCCAGATCAAGTACCAATGAATCGGAACCCCATGAACGACCAAAGCCTTTTGCAGCAAATCGAGGCCCTGCTGCACGTCGAGCGGGCTAGAATCGTCTCTCACCTCGCCGCCCTCATCACCTCTGCAAAGGAAGAAACCATGTCCACCCTTGACGACGCCATCGCCGCCGCAGCCGCACAGGTTGCCACCCTGAACACCAAGGTGGACGCCGCCTTGGCTGCGCTTGCCGCCTCGGTCGCCAGCCAAACCCCGGTCACGCAGGCCGAACTTGACGCCATCGGAGCCATCGGCACTGCCGCGTCCGGCGAAGCCGCCAAGGTGGATGCGGCGCTCACCCCGGCCGCCGCCGAGGCGCCTGCCGCCCCCGTGGACGGCTCCACGCCGACCGCCTGATACCTGACCAGCACGAAGCAAAGAAGGCCCCGGAAACGGGGCTTTCTCTTTTGGGGTCAGCTCCCCTCTTGCGCACCTTGTGCTGCGCGCTCCCACGACCTGTACTCGATCAAACCT